TTAGGTTTTGTAAAAGATACATTTTTAGATTTTTGTAAAAATCAAACATTAAAAGGTGCACTAATGAAATCAGTTGACCTACTAGAATTAGGAGATTATGATGATATTAGAAATTTAATTGATAAAGCACTAAAAGCAGGAACAGAAAGAGACATTGGTCATGAGTATTTAGCTGAACTAGAAGATAGATTTAGAGAAGAAGCTAGAAACACTGTGGAAACACCTTGGCCATTAATTAACAAATTACTTTGTGGTGGTTTAGGACATGGTGATTTAGGATTAATAGCAGGTGGCCCTGGTGGCGGTAAGTCTTGGGCTTTAATAGCATTAGGAGCCCAAGCTGTAAGAACAGGACACACTGTTATACATTACACTTTGGAATTAAGTGAAAAGTATGTTGGTAGAAGATATGATGCTTGTTTTACAGAAATACCTGTAGGTGATGTTATGGATAATAAAGATGTAGTAAAAGAAAGAGTAGAAAATTTACGAGGGGGTCTTTATATTAGAGAATATCCAGCAGGACAAGCAACAGTAAATACTATACATGCACATTTAGAAAAATGTATTCAACAAAATATTCAACCAGATTTAATTATTGTTGATTATGCTGACTTACTTACTTCTAAATCAAGTAAAGAAAAAAGAGATAAACTAGATGATATTTACACTAGCTTAAGAGGTTTAGCTTCAGAGATGAAATTACCTATTTGGACAGCTTCACAAGTAAATAGATCAGGAGCAAGAGAAGATATTATTCAGGGAGATAGAATGGCTGAAAGTTATTCTAAAATGATGATTACTGATTTTGCAATGTCTTTATCACGTAGTGCTGAAGATAAAGAAAATGGTACAGGTAGATGGCATATTATGAAAAATAGATATGGGGCAGATGGTATAACTTATGATTCAGTTATGGATACTGCTATAGGTAAGATTGAAATAAATATGAGAGGAAATAACAGACCACAACAAACTAACAGTGAAGATCTTTCACCTGCACAGCGAAGAAGACTTCAAAATTCTTCTAACGAGTTTTTTGGGTTTTAGTAGGTTTTGTTTGTATATACTGTACTTATTGGCACAATAAGGGTTTTTACCCCTTTTTTATTTCTAATCAACAAAAAATATAACAATGGCTAAAAAAGATATCACAAAGGAAAGAATCGTATATAAACCGTTCGAATACCCAACAGCATTTGACTATTGGTTAAAACAACAACAAGCACACTGGATCCACACAGAGGTTCCTATGATGAGTGATATTAATGATTGGAAACAAAATTTAACAGAAACAGAAAAAAATATTATAGGTTCTATTCTAAAAGGATTTGCTCAAACAGAAACAGTTGTAAACGATTATTGGACAGGATTAGTTACAAAATGGTTTAGAAAACCAGAAATCATTGCTATGGCAACTGTTTTTGGCGCTATGGAAACAATTCATGCTGAAGCTTATTCTTTATTAAATGAAGAATTAGGTTTAGATGATTTTTCTGAATTTTTAGAAGATGAAACAACAATGGCTAAAATTGAAACTCTAATGAATGTTAGAGATTCATTTAATGGCGAAGTAGATTGGCATGAAAGAGCTAAATCATTAGCTATATTTAGTGCTTTTACAGAAGGAGTAAATTTATTTTCATCTTTTGCTGTTTTATTATCATTTAAATTAAGAAATAAATTAAAAGGTGTAGGTCAAATTGTAGAATGGTCAATTAGAGATGAATCAATGCATTCAGATGCTGGATGTTGGTTATTTAGAACACTATTAGAAGAAAAACCAGAATTAAAAACACCAGAATTAGAAGCAGCAATTAATGAAGCAGCTTTACTTTCATTACAATTAGAATTAGATTTTATTGAAAAAGTATATGAAATGGGTGATTTAGAAGGTTGTAGTAAAGATGATTTAATTTCATTTATTAAACATAGAGTAAATACTAAAATGGGTGATTTAGGTTATAGACCTATTGTAAATGGTATTGATGTTAAAGCAGTGGAAAGAATGAAATGGTTTGATCATTTATCAGCTGGAAAACAACACACAGATTTCTTCGCGAATAGAGTAACAAATTATAGTAAAGGAGTACAAGATTGGGACGCAGCCTCAATATTTTAAAAATATAAATAATGGATAATAATAGTTTAGTAGCAGATTACTCTCAATGGGAGAGAGGGAAAGACTTCCCTGAATTTATGGATGAGGTAGCTTTATCAACAATTTCAAAAGGATATCTTTTACCAGGAGAAACACCTAAAAAAGCATATAGAAGAGTTGCTAATGCAGTAGCATCAAGATTAAATCGCCCAGATTTAGAATCAAAATTCTTTAAATATATTTGGAATGGTTGGATTGGTTTAGCATCTCCTGTACTTTCAAACACAGGAACAGACAGAGGTTTACCTATCTCTTGTTTTGGTGTTGATACACCTGATTCAATTAGAGGAATTGGTTTAACTAATGCTGAATTAATGAAATTAACAGCAGCAGGAGGTGGTGTTGGTGTTTCTGTTTCTAGAATTAGACCAAGAGGAGCAGGTATTAGAGGTAATGGTAAATCAGAAGGTGTAGTACCTTGGTGTAAAATTTATGATTCTGCTATTATTGCTACTAATCAAGGTAATGTAAGAAGAGGAGCAGCCTCAGTTAACCTAAACGTTAACCACCCTGACATTGAAGAATATCTTCAAATTAGAAGACCAAAAGGTGATCCTAACAGACAATGTTTAAATTTACATCAATGTGTTGTTGTTGATGATTCATTTATGAGAAAATTAAATGATAGAGATGAAACAGCAATGAAAATATGGTTAGAAATCCTAAAATCAAGAATGGAAACAGGAGAACCATATATTATGTTTGAAGATAATGTAAATAAAGACAATCCTTTAGCTTACATGATGAATAACCTTAACGTTTCAATGACAAATATTTGTACAGAAATAACACTCCACACAGATGAGGAGCACTCGTTTATATGCTGTTTATCTTCGTTAAATCTTGCAAAATATGATGAATGGAAGGATACAGATGTTGTTGAAATTGCTACATACTTTTTAGATGGTGTTATGCAAGAATTTATTGATAAAACTAATGGAAAAGAAGCAATGAGACGTACTCATAATCATGCTAAAAAAGGAAGAGCATTAGGTTTAGGTATAATGGGTTGGCATACTTTTTTACAAAAGAAAAACCTACCATTTAATTGTATTGCTTCTACAGCTTGGACTCACACAATAATGTCTAAAATTAGAAATGAAGCTGAAGCAGCATCAAGAAAACTAGCTACAGAATATGGTGAACCATTATGGTGTAAAGGAACAGGAATGAGAAATACTCACGTTTTAGCTATTGCACCTACTGTTTCAAATTCAAGAATAGGAGGATGTTCAGCTGGAATTGAACCACAACCAGCAAATGTTTATACATTTAATGGTGCTAAAGGTACTTTTATTGTTAAAAATCCAGAGCTAGAAAAATTACTAATAGAAAAAGGTAAAAATACAAGTAAAGTTTGGGATCAAATTTTAGCAGATGAAGGTTCTGTACAAAATTTACCAGCTGACATTTTAACTGAAGATGAAAAAGAAGTATTTTTAACATTTGCTGAAACTAATCAATTAGCGTTAGTTCAACAAGCAGCAATTAGACAAAAATATATTGATCAAACCCAATCACTTAATTTAGCATTTGCCCCAACAGATTCCCCTAAATGGATTAATCAAGTACATATGGAAGCATGGAAATTAGGTGTTAAAACATTATATTATTTAAGAACTGATTCTGTAATTAAAGGGGATTTAGGTTCTAGAATGGCAGATTGTGTAAGTTGTGACGGATAAAAATATAATTAATATACAAGGAAGAATGTTTCATGTAAAACGAAAATTCCCTTTACACCAATTAAACCTAGAAGTAAAAGATTGGGTAAGTACTATGAAACAATTTTACCATGTAGATTCGCTATTTAAAGCAGAGGGCTTTTTATGGTTATGTAATGAAATAAAAACAATAAAATATGAAGAAATCAGAGATTAACGCAAAAGAATTTGCAAAAATGATTGATAAAGCTACTAATTTTTTAAAAAAAATAGAAGAATCTGATGATATTTTTGAATTAGATTTAGATTCTATAAAAAAAGAAACAGATGAATTAACAAAAGAATTAGAAGAAAAATATAAAGATCATTTGGATTCCGAAAAATAAATCACTATATAAAAACAAAAATCAAGTTATGTATAGAAGCACAAAGTTATTTGACGGTTTCAGCTGTTGTTTTAGACAATGGAAAGCTGAAACTACCCACTGCCGTTTTTTACACGGATATGGCATATCATTTAGAGTTACATTTGAAGGAGATTTAGATCATCGTAATTGGGTTTGGGATTTTGGTGGTATGAAAAGAGCTAAAACTAAAATAGATGGTTTATCCCCCAAAGCATGGATGGATCACATGTTTGATCACACAATTTTGGTAGCTGAAGATGATCCACATTTAGAGGGTTTTAAAACAATGGATGAACAAAAAGTAGCCCAAGTAAGAGTAGTACCAGCTACAGGAGCAGAAAAATTTGCAGAATTTATTTTCCATAAATTAAACAATTTTGTAAAAACAGAAACTCAAGAACGTGTTAGAGTAGCACAAGTAGAATTTATGGAACATAATAAAAATACAGCAATATATTCAGAATAATATGTTTAAAATTTCACACGAATTACCTGTAAATATGCTCTCTAGGAGCTTTGAAATCAATGATTATGAATATTGTTTACCTCATTTACTAGATCAAAATAAAATATATAGAAAGCATTTTGAAGATGCTAAAGAATCAGGCAGTTATATCATAATGGATAATTCACTTCACGAATTAGGTGAAGCATATGATACAGATAGATTATTATATTGGGTTAATCGTTTAGAACCAGATGAATTTATAGTACCAGATGTTTGGCAAAACCAAACCCAAACATTAGTTAATGCTAAAAGCTGGATGAATAATTATAAATTACCTGAAAATACTACAAAAGTAGCAGTAGTACAAGCAGGTAATTATCCTGAAGCAGCTCAATGTTATCATATTTTAAAAATGCAAGGTTATAAAAAAGTAGCATTTAGTTATGGTGCAGATTGGTATGCTGATGAATTTCCTCATCCAAATCTTTTGGTTGGTAAAATGATGGGTCGTATAATGACTATATCAAAAATGTATAAAAACAATGTAATAAGTAAAAGTGATAGAGTACACTTACTAGGATGTGCTTTACCACAAGAATTTAGTTATTATGCTGATTTTCCTTTTATTGAATCGGTAGATACATCAAATCCAATTATACATGGAATAGAAGGAGTAAAATATAATAGTATTGGTTTATTAACTAAATCATCAACAAAAATAGATAAAATGGGGTTAGAACCATTAACCCAAGAAAAATTATATAACATTAATCACAATTTAACTCAATTTAAAAAGTTCGTAAAGGACAGTAACACTCAATTATACTAAAATGACAGTAGCATTAATAGCCATTACAGTATGTTCATTAGCCTTTGCAGCTTATGTATACTTCACACATGATAAAATAGCTGAAAGAAAAGCAGAATCTTATTTAGCTAAATGGAAAACTAAAGAAGAAAAAATAATCAGAGAAGACGCTTACCAACGTTCACGAGCAGTAAGTTTTGGAAAAACAATTGAACATTATGTTCCGTTTATGGAAGATTTTCCAGTAGAACCTAAAGATGTACAGTTTTTTGGTAAACCAATTGATTATATAGCTTTTGCAAATAGAGGAAGCAAGAAAAAATGTTCAGTACATTTTATAGAAGTAAAAAGTGGTAACTCAAATCTAAATTCACACCAGAAAAATATTAAAGACGCTATTATACAAGGTAGAGTTCATTGGCATGAGTTTACAGTAGATGGAATTTGGGAACACGAAACTAAACAACAACATTTAAATAAATAATATGAAAAAACAAGCAGTATTATCTTTATCAGGTGGGATGGACAGTAGTACAGTACTACTACACCTGTTAGCTCATGATTACGAAGTAACAGCAGTTAGTTTTAATTATGGTCAAAAACACAATATAGAGTTAGAAAGAGCACAACAACTAGTAGATTATTTAAAAGAAAATGGTTATAATGTAAATTACCAAGAAATTACTTTATTTGGATTAGTTGATCTTTTAAATTCTAATTTAGTACAAGGAGGAGAAGAAGTACCTGAAGGGCATTATGAAGAAGAAAACATGAAAGACACTGTTGTACCTAACAGAAATAAAATGTTTTCATCAATTATTCAAGCAGTAGCATTATCAATTGCAAATGAAAAAAATT